CGTCGGTGTTGATGGTGTCCATCTCCGCTTCGGCGGCGGCATGTGCTGCGGTGAATGCCTTGTCGGCGCCGCGGATCTCGCTCGCCTCCTGCATGTCCAGGAGGCGCTGCATCTTATCGAGATCGAACTCGGGATCCCTGGCGGCGCGTTCGATGATCGAGGGCAGTGCGGCCTGGTCGTGGGTGGCTGGCACGTTCATGATTTCCTCCGGGTGATGACGAGCGCGCCCTTCTTGTTGCGGGCGATGATGTGGTGTTCGCAGAGCACGCGCCCGACGTCGTCGGGGACCAGCAGCTTGGCGGCTTTGCCGGCGCTCTCATGATCGTCGGCGGCTTCTCTGGTGAACTCGTAGTTCAAGAGGTGCGTCAGCATCTCGTCGCCCCAATTGGGCGTGTCGCGATCGAGGTCGACGGTGCGCCATTTCTCCGGCGGCACTGGCACAGATTGCATAGCGAGCTCGACCGGCGGGGTCAGTGTGTCCATGGATTCCAGCATCGCGGCGGCGCGCTCGAGCAGCACGGCCTCATAGGCCTGGTCGCGGATGCATTCGATCTCAAAGGGATCGTTGGTTCCCTGGGCGGCGACCAGGAAGCCACCGGCAGCGTCGGTGCAGTGCATCTGCATCGCGACTTGTGGGTAATAGGTGCTGAAAATTTGGTCACGGTCGAAGAACGGCGAGACGAACTTGGCCTCGATCACCGCGCGGCGCGCCTGACTGAAGCCATCGAGCGTCGATCGGAACCGATCGTTGACAGGTGAGGGGATCACCGCCTGGCGCTGCGAGATCACGTCCCCGGTTTGCCTCTGATATTCGTCGATGATCTCGTCGCCGAGGATGGAACCGAGATGCATGGCCCAGGTTGGCGGATCCGGGTCGCGCAGGCCGACCTTGGTCTCCCACCATTTCATCAGCTGTTCCGGCGACTTGTCGTTCATGATGAACGGCATATCGCTGGCGCCGAGGTAGCCGGCGCGTTCTACGGCACTAAACATGCGGCCTCCAGCTCACGGGGTGAGGGCGGGCACTACGCTAAGGAACTTTGTCGAAGGGGGTGGCGCGATCGTCTCTGTCGTTCGACTGCTTGTTGGTGAGAACCATCCGTCGCACGCCGGCGTTCTCTTTGTCACTTGGGTGACAGACTGCGGAGCAAACACCCGCAGCGCAGATTTTTCAAGCGCAGATTTTTAAAATATTTTCCGCCGTGATTGACACAATTCACTGTTGCTGCCGCAGTCAGCGATAGTTGCCGTCACTTGCTGTTAGCGGGGCAATTTGCGTTTCGAGACGGGTTTGTTTTAATGCGCGGAGCTGGCGTGCGACGGCTGCGACAAGCAAACCCCGTTTAGTTGTCCGACGAGCAGCTCCCATGCAAATCCTGAAAACGATCGACGATGTGATCTCTGTGCTCGGTGGTCCGGCGGCGGTGGGTCGACTGACCGACCAGCCGACGTCGGGCGTCTGCAATTGGCGGCGCGGCTGGAAGGGCGACACCCCGCACTTCCCGCCGAAATATTATCCGACCATCCAGGAGGCGTTGAAGGAGCGCGGCTACACCGCCGCACCCTTTCTCTTTGCGTTCCACGGGATCACCCGCAAATCGGCATGACGCATGACGCAGCTCTCGCTGTTCAAGGGCAGGCGACAACGGGGCGTGAGCGCACCGCCGCCGCTTGAGTTCGCGAGCCACGCCTTCATCGCCGATCTGTTGAAGCGGTTCTGCAATCCGGAGTGGATCTACACGCACATCCCGCTCGGCGAGCTGCGCGACAAGGCAACGGCTGCGAAGCTATCGCGCATGGGCGTCAAGCCAGGCTGGCCCGACTTTCAATTTGCCGGCTCTGGTGCGCGGATGTTTTTTCTCGAGCTCAAGCGCAGAGGGCGCGGTCGCGTCAGTGACAACCAGTCGTTTGTGATCGCGCATCTCGCGGCGTGCGGCTTTCCGATCCTGATCACCGACAGTGTCGACGATGCGGTGGCAACGCTGAAGCAGCTCGGCATTCTGCCCTCCAAGATCGAGGTGCAATGATGTGGAGACTGTACCTTAGGACATTGTCCAAGAGGACATGGGAGGCCGTGTCGCAGTGGTGGCGAGGCGGGAGTGCCAAGGTAGCGGCAGCAGGCGAGCCATCGCCGCGGCCACGCCGGCGCGCCCCAATCCTCCCCGAGGTGAAGGCGCAGGTCGACGAGATCATGGCGAAGCGATTTGCGGCGCCGACGCCGCCGCCCGAGGGACTGCCGTTTGGCGGACCCGAGATCTGCCAGATCGAGCGCGACGAAACTGGCAAGGTCACATCGTTCGATGTTCGCGGTGGCAACCGTGCCGATCGTCGGCGATGGGAGCGGGCGCGCCGGCGTCACGACAAGTTTGTCACGCCTGCTGGCCCCGAGCCGGAGAAGATCGAGCGTCCGCCGCCCGAACCGAGGCCGAAGAAGGTGCCTGCCGCGGTGCCGTTCGAAGATGTCAGTGAGGATGGCAGGAAGGATGCCGAGTATCTGATTGTCGACACCCATCATGAGGGTGGCGACCACGTTCTGTACAAGGAGGCCGAGGTCTATGGCGAGTTCAACTTCAGGGACACGATCCTGGAGCAGCTCGAGACCTACTTCATCTACCTGGAGCGGATGAAGGTCCACGACCCCGAGGCCTATGCGTTCTATCGCCAGGTCGGTGCGACGGTGATGCCGTATTCGGCGACCGGGTCCGATCGGCGCCGCCACTCCGACGACCACGACAAGCCTGACTTGCATCGCACCCCGCTGCCGTCCTGGTTTCATCAGCAGCGGCCGGCGTTTGGTTGCTACGCCTATGGCGCCGACCCGCAGACCGAGAAATACGAGAAGACCGAGAAGCATCCAGGCAAGCCAGGCTCGCGGGTGTGGGTGCCGAAGTTCATGTATTTTACCAAGTACAGCGCGCCGCCGCCGAACATGCAGCTGATGAGCGGCGGCGACATCTATGTGCTGACGATTTGGTGGGACAACCGGCACGACAGGAAGCTGCGCCGGCGCGGCGGCGTGCCGCAGCGTTTCGGGATGTTCGTCTCGGCCGACGGCAAGCAGGTGGTGGCGCTGCGGGTCTGCGACACCACCATGGTGCCGATCTGGTCGAAGCGAAAGCACAGCACGTTTCGCATTCCAAAGCGTGCCTGGCACATCCCGAGCGCGTTTGAGGAGTGGGCAAAAGAGCATCATCTCGATGTGCAGACGTTCCTGACCGAGACCTTCCTGCGTGCGATCGAGCGGCATGAGCATGCGCAATATTCGATGGTGCGGGTAGCTGCCACCAAGGACAACATGACCGCGGTGTTCTCGGTCAACGTCAAGCGCACTGGCTACTTCTTTCAGGACCGCGACTATCGTCTCAATGAGGAGGGCACGCGCAAGCGGATCTTTCACATCGTGCGTCCGCACACCCGCGCCGACGGCACCGACGTCAAGATGCATTTCCGCGGCGAGCGTGAGTTCAGCTGGGCCGGCTACCAGATCTCGATCACGGTGCCTGGCTACGATCATCTCAACACCAACGAGTTCTCGGCCGGCACGCTCGACGAATACTGGCAGTTGGACGACGAGCAATATCTCGGCATGCCCGAGCTCGGCGAGCGCATGGCCGCGACCATCAAGACGCATCACGGAGGGCTGCACTGATGGTGGTCCCGCGGGAGACGACACTCATCAACACCGAGATGATGATCGGCGGCTATGTCGGCACCGGCCGCCAGGTGCAGGCGCTCAATCGGAGAATGCAGGGCCGCGCCGACTGCGACGAGCTCGACTCCTGGACCAAGCACGTCGAGGGGGCGCAAGGCGAGATGGCGACCGCCAAGGTGCTGAACATCTACTGGCAGCCGATCATTGGGGATCCGGAGGCCGACGATGTCGGGCCGTACCAGGTGCGCACCAACGGCAGCCGGCGGCTCGACGACATGGTGTTGCGTCCTGGGAAGGACAAACCCGATCGGGTCTACATTTCGGTGCTGTGCTTCGCGCCGCGGTTCGTCGTGCTCGGCTGGATCCTGGGCGCCGACGGCATGCAGCAACAGTGGTATCGCGACGGCTCACCCGGTCGACCGAAGGCGTTCTGGGTGCCGCGCAATGCGTTGCACGATCTCGATGAGCTGCCGTTGCCGCAAGACCTGGCCAGGGTGGCGTGATGAACGCCGCCGAGCTCGCCCACGCGTTAGGTGCGGTCCGATCGGGCCGGCAGTGGAAATGCAAGTGTGTGGCGCATGAGGACCGTGAGCCCTCGATGATCATTTTCGATGGCAAGCAGCAGGTCCAGGTGCGTTGCCTGGCGGGCTGTGATCAGCGCGATCTGATCGGCGCGCTGCGCTCGCGCGGGCTGTGGGAGCGTGACCGGTTATCGGATGTTGAGAGCAACAGTCGGCAACAACAAGCAAATGCTTCACATGAAACGCAGATGATGATGCGCGCTCGGCGCGCGTTCGATGATGCGACACTGACGATCGGCACGCCGGCGCAGCGTTACCTGGAGGGCCGAGAGATCTGGTCGGTCGCTTGGCCGATCGAGGACATCCGGTTTCATCCGCGCTGCCCGCGGGAGCGTGGTGTGCAGCCGGCGATCGTGGTGGCGATGCGTGGCATCCATGACCTCACCATCCAGGCGGTGCAGCGGATCTATCTGACGCTGGGCGGCCAGAAGGATGGCGCGATGATGCTCGGCCCGGTGCGGGGTTGCGCCATGATGCTGCAGCCGGTCAGGCGAGATGCGCTCGGCACCCGTTCGCTGCACATCACCGAAGGGCTGGAGAGCGCGCTGTCGGTCATGGCGATGGATCATGGCCCGGTGTGGGCGATGGGTTCTTGTGGTGCGA